CGCGTTCATGCGCTTGAAGGTAAGTGAGGTAAAGACGGCTACCGACCCCGCCCAGTGGGCGATATTTCGCAGACAGGAGCTGATACACGAACACCTTGACCGTCACGGGATGAAGAACCCCATCGTGGTCAACAACAAGAACGAGCTTCAGTTTGGCGGGTGTCGGTTGCAGTATGCAGTGCTAAGGGGTCTGGAGGAGATTGAGGTTATAGTCACCGACGACATGGACGAGGTTCGGAGACTGCAAGACGAACAGTCACTTTTTGAGTACACGTTCCTACCGGAACAGTACATTGAGCGAAAACAAGGAGCATAACCATGGCAGCAACTATGAACTGGACCATATCGACCCTTGAGCGCGAGCTTTCCGACGGGGGCGTGATCGTGGCGCACTGGCGCTGCACGGCCTCTGACGGCGACTTCTCCGCGTCCTCCTACGGCACGGCAGGGTTCAGCCAAGACCCCGAGGCGGATGACTTCACGCCCTACGAAGACCTCACCGAAGCCCAAGTGCTTGGCTGGGTGTGGGAATCTGTGGACAAGGACGCGACGGAAGCTGCGCTGGCTCAGAAGATTGAGGACCAGAAGCACCCGACGACGGCGGCGGGAGTGCCGTGGTAGTAAGTAGTAACAGGGCCGTGGCTATGGGGGGAGTGATGGATGTTGGACCCTATAACAGCCATAGCTACGGCTACGGCGGCATTCAACGGCGTCAAGAAGTTAGTCGCTGCGGGGAGGGAGCTGGAAGACTGCATGGGCCAGATGGCCCAGTGGTACACGGCCATATCCGATCTGGGCGAAGCGGAGCGCAATGTAAAGAACCCGCCCCTGTTCAAGCGACTTACGAGCAGGAAGTCCGTAGAGCAAGAAGCACTAGAAATCTTTGCGCACCGCAGGAAGGCGCAAGCACAGGAGAAGGAACTCCGCGAGATTATCCTGTATGCCTACGGAAAGGATGCGTGGATAGAGCTTATCGGCTTGAGGAGGCGCATTCGGCTGGAGCGCGAGAAGGCCATCTATGCGCAAAAGCGTAAGCGGGAAGACACGTTCTGGACTGTGATAACGATCATCGTGCTAACGTTTCTGTGCTACGGGTTCTACGCTACACTGAGTTTTGTAATACACGAGTTGAAGCCACAAACAATCGAGGAACCGGACAAATAAAGGGCCAACCATGACGAACAACCCGACCATCACCATCGACGACAAAGAATACGAAATCGACGCACTGCCGGAAGCGGCCAAAGTTAACCTTGCTCGGGCACAACAGCTCCAGCGGGAGATCGGCGAACTGCAAATGCTTCTGGAAGAGCGCCAGCTAACCCTGCAGGCCCGGCAGAATGCCGTGGTGAAAGCCGTGCAGGAAGCCGAGTTCGAAGCGGCCAACAATGCGGCCAACAATGCGGCCAACAATGCAACCAACCCCGCCGAAAGTGGATCGGTACAGGAACAAGGAGGCGAGACTAATGAGCACGCTGCTTAGTATCTTTGAAGCATTCCCGGCATGGCTGACTGCCATCACGACCTTGGTCACGGCGGCTACGGCTATCACGGCCCTGACGCCCACTAAGACCGACGACAAGTACGTCTCCCTCGCACTGCGTGTCCTCAACATCTTGGCGGGCAACGTGGGTAAGAACACCAACGCGGACGATACGCCCGCTGAGAACAAGGAAGGCTGACATGGATGTCACCACGCTTTGGAGCGGACTCTTAACCGCGCTTTTCGGGGCCTTGGCTTGGACCTTCAAGGCTAAGTTTGATGAGCTACAGCGGATCAATATTCTCCTGAACCGCACTCGCGAGGAGATCGCCAAGGAGTACGTTACCAAAGTGGAGGTCCATGCCGATATAAACCGGATCATAGACCGCCTAGAAGCCCTTGATGCCAAGCTCGACCGGCTCATGGAGCGCAAGTAATGTGGCAGGCGCTGATCGGCCCGGTTACCGGACTCCTCGACAAGTTCATCGAGGATAAGGACCAGAAGGCGAAGCTGGCTCACGAGATTGCCACCATGGCAGAACGTCATGCGCAGGAACAGGCCATGGCGCAGATCGAGGTCAACAAGGCCGAAGCAACACACCGGAACATCTTCGTAGCGGGGTGGAGGCCCTTTATCGGATGGACCTGCGGAATCTCCTTAGCATGGCACTTCGTGCTCTCACCCGTAGTGGTCTTTGTGACCGCGTGGATTGGGGCAGAGATGCCGCCCTTGCCGACCTTCGATATGGACAGCCTGATGACCGTGCTGCTGGGGATGCTGGGGCTAGGGGGCCTGCGCACCTTCGAAAAGAGCAAGGGGCTGAGCCGATGAAGACGAGCCAGGAAGGCGTGGACCTGATTAAACATTTCGAAGGCTGCTATCTTGAAGCCTACCTCTGCCCGGCGAACGTCTGGACCATCGGCTACGGCCACACCAAGGGCGTCAAAGAAGGCGACGTGATTGACCAAGAAGCTGCCGAGGCGCTGTTGATTGAAGACCTTGAGGAGTTTGAGGGCTATGTTAACAAGCTGGTGGAAATTGCTCTCAAGCAAAACGAGTTCGATGCTCTCGTGGCGTGGGTGTTTAACCTTGGCCCAGGCAATTTCAAGGAAAGCACTCTCCTTAATCGCATTAATTATGGACCTATTAGCGACGTGCCTACGCAAATCCAGCGATGGAATAGAGCGGGTGGGAAGGTCTTGGCGGGGCTGGTGAAGCGTCGTGCTGCCGAATCCGCATTGTGGCAGGGGCAGGACTGGCGGGAGGCGGTATGAAGAAAGTTTTTGAGCCAAAGATGTTAGGATCAGGTAGTATCGAGCCTGCCCATGAGATCATCTCCGTCTGTTTTGCCTGTGGCTTTGACATCGACGAGAGTGAGCTTTCGGCAGATACCTGCTCAGACTGTGGCGAACCGCTAAACCTGAAGCAGAGCGTAGCGATCAAGGTAACTACCGTGCCGATGTCCGGCGCGACTATGTGATGGGTCTGCTATGCCGCTGCAAAAGGTACTGATAAAGCCGGGTATCAACCGTGAGATGACGCGCTACGCCGCCGAGGGGCGGTGGTATGACTGCGATAAGGTGCGGTTCCGGCAAGGCCTGCCTGAGAAAATCGGCGGCTGGTCACGCATCTCTGCCTACGAGTACCTTGGTGTCTGCCGGTCTCTCTGGAATTGGCTAACCCTGGGCAACCAGAACCTCCTCGGCGTCGGGACTAACCTCAAGTTCTATATCTCTCAGGGCGGGGCCTACTACGACATCACCCCTGTGCGGGCTACCACAACCCCCGGCGCGGTTACTTTTTCTGCCAGCAGCGGCAGCTCCACCATCACCGTAACGAGCGCTTCTCACGCAGCGGAAGAGGGCGATTTCGTCACCTTCTCTAATTGCTCGGGCCTTGGCGGCAACATCACGGCGGCAGTGCTGAACCAAGAGTACGAAATCGTCACGGTGGTTGATGCCAACACCTTTACCTTTACGGCGCGAACGGCTGGTACGGCGGTGGATAGCGGCGCAGCCGCAGTGCTTGCAGATGGCTCGGATACGGGCAACGGGAACTTCACCGACAGTACCGTAGACACCACGAGCGGCAGCACCACGGCGACCATGAACGACACCTCTGTGCTTGTGGCGGGGTGTACCATTAGTGGTACGGGTATTCCAGCGAGCGCCACTGTCGCTTCTATTACCAACGCTACGACCTTTGAGCTGTCTGCTCCGGCCACGGCTACGGGTACCAACATCACGGCGACCATCAACTGCTGTACGGCGGCGTACCAAGTCAACATTGGTCCCGCTACGGTGGTGCCCCTGGTGGGTTGGGGCTCGGGTCCCTGGAGTTCTGGCACTTGGGGTAGCAGCACGCCGATTACGGAAGACCTACGCCTCTGGCACCAAGCCAACTTTGGTGAGGACCTGCTCTTCGGCTTCCGGGGGGGCCAAATCTATATTTGGGATGCGTCTAGTGGCATTACGACCCGAGGCACTTTGCTCTCTGCTGAGGTCGGTGCGTCAAACGTTCCCACGGTACAAAACAAGATTCTTGTGTCAGAAAACCGCTTCGTTTTTTGCTTCGGGGCTAACCCCCTCGGCGCCTCAGACATTGACCCCCTACTTATCCGCTGGTCTGACCAAGAAGACGCCACCAACTGGACCCCTGCAGCGACGAACCAAGCGGGGAGCCTGCGCCTGTCTCGGGGTAGTGAGATCGTAACGGCTCGGCAAGCGCGCCAAGAGATCGTGGTCTGGACCGATTCGACGGTGTACTCCCTGCAGTATCTCGGTGCTCCGGCGGTGTGGGGCGCGCAGGTGGTTGGTGAGAACATCTCTATCATGTCCCAGAACGCTGTGGCCTACGCTAACGGCGTGTCTTACTGGATGGGTAAGGATAAGTTCTACAGGTACGACGGACGCACCCAGACTCTCCGCTGCGATGTGCGGCGCTTTATCTTCTCTGACTTTAACTACGAGCAGATGCCTCAGGTGTTTGCCGGGACTATCGAGCAGTTCCACGAGATTTGGTGGTTCTACTGCTCCTCTGGTTCGGACACGATTGATCGGTATGCGGTTTACAACTACGTCGAGGATATTTGGTATTACGGTACGTTGGCCCGCACGGCGTGGTTGGATTCGGGCACCCGGCAGTACCCGCTAGCAGCGACGTACTCCAACAATCTCGTTAACCACGAAGAGGGGGTCGATGATGACGAAACCGGCACAACTGCAGCCATCAGCGCA